GCCATCATTGAACAAGCGAAGCCCAAGCTGGAGAAGGTTGTTCAGATTGCCGCCCGTGAGATAGAGAGAGATGGGAAGCGGGCAGCTCCCGTGGATACTGGGGCAACCAAGAACAGTATCCAACCTGAGTTCAAGGGGTTGTCAGCTCGTATCGGGCCATCCACGGAATACGCCATACACCTGGAATTCGGCACAGTATCTATGCCTGCCCGCCCATTTATGATACCCGCCCTGGAATCTGCTCGCCCCAGGTTCATTAAAGCAATCCAAGAGGTGGTGAAGGTTGGCTAACTTCCGAGTGAATGTGGATAAGGCTGTGTACACTGCGTTGAATGTAGCAGCGGTAACCAATGTTGCCAGTGGTGGGGTATTTAATATGCTGGCTCCCAAAGGCACAGCTCCACCATATGTGGTATTCCAAGCGATGTCCAAAACAGATGACCATGCCTTTGCATTACGGGGTGGTAATGCCGTCTATATGATTAAGGCGATATCGAAGCAGCCGTGGCCTAAAGAGGCTCTTGACGTTGACACCGAGGTTGATACCGTGATGGAAGATGCAGTCCTTTCCATTACTGGATTTAATCTTCTCAGTTGCCGACGGGAAGAGGATATCTACTTAACAGAGGATAGCGGCGGCGTTTTATGGCATCACGTTGGCGGACTTTACCGCATCATTGCAGACGAGACTTAATGGAGACTTATTATGTGGCGAATCGTAAATTGATTATCACCAACGCCGCAGGTAGCGTTCCATCTGTAGTCAAGGTTGATACTGATGAGGTGTTTAGTTTGGACGGTACTGAGGTTGTGGACGTGTCCAACCTGTTGCAGTTGCTCGCTATACGTCCATACGAAGGCACTACACCCCCTCTAACCATTGAACCAGTAGTAACCGACACATTGACCCAAGACACCCCTAGAAAACGACGACCAGCAATAAGGAGTAAATAACAATGTCAACAAGAATTCACGCGAAAGCCGCTGAGATAGTCGTTGATGAATTTGACATCAGCGGCGTAACAAACAGCGTCGCTATAGACATCAATAGGCCGATGGCTAATGTGACGGCATATGCAGATACGGATGCAACGTATATAGCCGGCAAACCTGGGTTCACAATCGGGGTCGATGGACTCTGGTCGAAGGCCAGCCCAAACTACGATGCTGAGATGTTTGCAGATTTGACGGCTGAAAATCGGCTCGTGGGTGTTTACCCCAATCAGATGACTGCTGGAGAGCGAGGCTATGAAGCCGTATCTGATATTTCATCATCCCCACGTACTGCATCATTTAATGAAGTTATCGCCCTGAATGTCACATGGCAGGGGGATACGCCTTTGGTCAGGTCGTGGTCGATGCACCGAGCAACGGCAGTTGGAGCAACGGCTAATGGAGTGTCGTTTCAGGTGGGTGCGCTTTCAGCAACGCAGAAAATGTCCGCTGTACTGCGTGTTTTCGCTGCTCCTGGTGGGGCTGGGAATAATACATTGGACGCAATCATTGCCTCTGACAGTGCCGAGGATTTTAGTGGGTCGCCGGCAACTCAAATCTCTTTCACGCAGTTGACACAAAGCAGCGTGGCTTTATCAGAGGCAATTACCGTTGACGGTGCTGAATCGGATACATGGTGGAGGGTTCAATTTACTTATGCTGGGGCTGGTAGCAGAACATTTAACGTCGCTATATCACTGGGCATTTCGGACATATAAGGAGGCATCATGGCTAGAACGCATGGGAAGAATGTAAATTATGCATTCAACTCGGTTAACCTGGAGGGCGAACTGAGCCAAGTGGTTCAGACCGTTGATGTAAGTGCCACGGATGTCACATCATTTGCGGATGTATACCAGAATTCTCTGGCGGGGAAGAAATCCGTCACGACTGAAATCACTGGGTCATTCAACCCCTCCGCAGGTGGAGGGGATATCACGCTATACAACAACATCAACAATGGAGCAGCTGCCACGTCAGTTTTTGACCCCACGGGTAGCGGCCCTGGCACTAATGACCCTGAGTTCCAATGCACTGCATCGGGCTTAACGGGCGCATTGGTATCCTCGTACAGAATGTCGTTTCCTGTTGGTGATAAGGCCTCATATACGGCCACAATCCAACACAGCGGTCTAACAACTAGAGCGGTATCATAAGGAGGAATCATGGCTAGAACACATGGAAAGAATGTTGACATTGCGTATGCAGGCGTAGCACTGGAAGATGAAGCGAGTAACGTGACGCTGGACTTCAGCGTTCCAGCGAGTGATATCACATCATTTGCCGATACTTATCAAAATAGCTTGGCTGGTAAACCAGCGGCAACATTGTCCATTGATGGATTTTTAGACCCAGCTGGGAGTCAAGGCGATGCAACCATATTCGGTGACCTGGGAGGAGCAGCCCAAACCTGGGACTTCGAGCCTGATGGAACCACGGGCTACAATGGCTATGCTATTATCACCAGTTACAGAATAACGGCTCCAGTGGATGGGGCAATTACTTATAACGTAAGTATGAACCACAACGGCACAGCAGCCGCAGCTGATGCAGCCGCACCAACCAGAGCATAACTTAAGGAGATAAATGGCTAACACAGAGACTCCACGGAAGTCCAAAATTGACCCTGTACGGGTGGCATCTGATGACTGCGCTATAAGCGTGGGACGAGTTATGGTGGATGGTGTAATTACCGAAGCTGGCACTCAGAACTTCGTACATAAGGGCGAATGGGTAGACATCATTCCCGTACAGACTATGCGGGAGACTATGGCAATAACTCGGCTGATGGGTGGAGGAGAGAGCGAATCAACCATAGATGCCGCCCGTCGATTAACTGCACCGTTTGAAGAATTGTGCGAGGTTCTGGCGAAGCGGGTCATGGATTGGAACTGGACGGATAACTGGGGCGACCCAATGCCGAACCCACAAGATGACCCTGGTGTCCTGAGAGATTTGTCCAATGACGAATTGTTCTGGCTTATCGGGGCGGCTCAAAACGGAGCAGGGACAGACCGAAAAAACGACTCCACGCCCTAGCTCAATGGATATTCGGTGAGCCGGGGCAAGTCGAGCAACCGCCAGAGGTGGCTATAAGCATTATTTGTGCATCGTTTGGGTGTACGCCAGATGTGGCGTTGGAGCAAGACCCTAAATGGGTATATGCCATTATGGATTACAGGTTGGCACAATCGGCAAAGGAATTACAAAACAGCAAACAGGCTACGGACATGAGCGAGGGACAGGCTCAAATGTTAAACGATTTGGCGGGAATGTTGAGGGACGATTAAATGGCTGATGCCGCAACGTTATCGGTACTACTGAACGTCAATGACCAGATGACTGGGGAACTGAAGAAGGCTGAAGGGGTGCTTCAGCGCAATGCGGCAACATTCCGCAAAGTGGGTATTGCAGCTACGGCGGCGGGTGCGGCGGTAAGTGCTGGAATGTTTATAGCTGTTAATGCGGCTTCAAACTTGGAGGAATCCACCAACGCTGTCAATGTCGCTTTTGGTTCGGCTGGAAAGGTTATTACAGATTTCGGTAGAACTGCATCTAAAACGGCAGGGATGTCCGCCGCTGACTTCAATCAATTGGCAACGACCACTGGAGCCATGCTTCAAAATTTCGGGTCATCCGCAGACGAAGCCGCACAACAGACAATTGAATTGTCTCAACGAGCGGCTGACTTAGCCTCAGTCTTTAACACCGATGTAAGCGATGCGATGGCAGCTATCCAGTCGGGTATGCAGGGGATGGCGTTGCCGTTGAGACGGTACGCTGTGGACGTAACTGAGACATCACTTGAACTGGAACGGATGGCCCAAGGCATTGAAAAGACCGTTGCTGAGATGACTATGCAGGAGAAGGCGCAGTTACGACTGTCTGCCATTATGAGTCAATCCGCTAAGGTGGCAGGTGACTTCGTAAACACGAACCAGTCCTTCGCAAACAGCATGAGGATTATTAAATCCGACATCACGAATCTATCGGCAGAGATTGGCGTTATGTTGTTACCAATTATCGCCACAGTTTTGGGAGTTGTGAGGAACGTCGTTGATGTAATGCTTGAATGGACAAGGGCCAACCCAGGGCTGACCAAGGTTCTCGTTCTGGTGACGGCTGCTGTTGGTGGGTTGCTCTTGGTATTAGGCCCGTTGTTGGTAATGTTGCCTGGCATTGTAGCAGCGGCTCCAGCGGTGGGAGCCGCACTGACCGTTATGTTCGGCCCTGTTGGGGTAGCCGTTGTGGCGGCGGCAGCACTAATTGTAAGTCTTGGATTTATAATTACCAAATTAGCAGATATTGGAGCAGTATCTAGCCAAGGCTCTGATGAGATGCAGAAATTGGTAGAGGCGAGTAACCTTTTTGCAGACGAGGCATTACCAAGAGTATCGAAATCCGCATC